TTTGTTTGCTCTCATGTTCGTTTGCCTTATGAATTGTCTGAGGGAAATCGTTCGATGTGGCCGCACTCGCGACACACCTTGATGGGAAAGGACCACGCTTCGTCAGTATCTGGATCGACACCGGTTACGATGATCGAGTCAAAGTGATGAATGCGCACCACGCACTTCCACCACCTCCGCACGACGTCAGCAAATGTGACGACCACGACACTTCTTGCTGATGGGCTTGCCGAGCCACAGCTTGACCCTGTGTGCGCCACACCTCATTGCGTCGAGCACCACCGACAGAATGATCAGCCAGTTGAGGATCGGAAGCACACACAGCAAGATTCCTCCGACGACCTCGCCGATCGTCAGCATGTACTCCGACTTGAGATCCCGATACACGAAATACCCAAAGATCGAGCTGCTGACAACGAGCGGGACGACATACAACAGCACCAACAGTTCAAACGTGATCATGCCGCGACCTCCTTGAATCGGTCGGCAGCATACGACGCAGCGAATGCATCAGGCTTGGCGAAGGGAACGACGTTGCATGTTCCCTTGATGTAGCCGACCGCTGCCTGATAGGCCACGTTGGATCCATGATTTTCGTTTGGGTTGATGTCGATGTGAATGCTGACCTCAAAGTCGTGCAAGACCTCTCTGAGGTCCTGGTACAACTGGGCAACGCGATACACCTCGCCCATCATCCTGTTGAACGGCCGCGCAAGCTGACGGTCGTGGTCCTCTTCCTTCTGAACCTCTCCGAACACGCGAGCTCCTTTGCAGCCGTCGATGTGGACGACAACGACAAGAACATAATCGGCATAATACTTGCCTGCGCTCTTGTACCTCTCAGAGTCGCATCCGAGATAGACCTTCGTTTCTGGCCCACACGTCGAAAGGAACGATGCGAGCTCTGCTTTGTCAATTGACGCGCGGCGACTGTTCATAGCGACGAGTGCGGTGGCTGGTTGCATATTTAGGATGGATTGTTCGACACCAGACGAGCGACGAGCTTGTCGTTCCACTTGACGGGCTTGGCGGACCGACACCACTTCATCTTGGGCAATGCCTCGAGGATCGCATGTTCGCGTGCACGGACGGCTTCAGTCTCACCGTGATTCAGACACTTCGACGCCAACTCATAGCACGACCCGGATCGCGTAATCGCAGTCCACCCGTCGGGGGAAATCCGAAGATCTTTGATCGGCGTCGAGGTTCGCCATGATGTGTCGTCCCTGACGTCAGTCCAAACCAACAGGTGGATGCCCAGGTTGGTCCTGAACACGATCCAGCGCTCAGGAAAGATCCCGTGCGGATTGGGGAGTTGCGGCCAAATAGCCAGATTGCCTTCGTTGGAGTGTTCCATGTCTCTTCGTCTCTTCGTCTGGATGTCGGTCTAGTGGACACACTATCGCAGAAGTGCGGAGGTGGACGCAACAGGTAGGCCTGTCCTGTTCAGGGCCCGTTCATGTAGAAGTGACCTTGTTTGGCCAGTCAACTAGCCACGTGGAATGTCAAGAAATGCTACATAGTACAGGAATCAACCCTTATAGGTAGCAAATGTCTTACCCAAATCCATGGATGTTCAACGGGGCCCCCTTCGATTCAGACCAGATTGGTAGTTTCGAGGGGTTCGTGTACATGATGACCAACCGCTTGACAGGAAAGCGCTACATCGGCCGGAAATACTTTTGGTCGATGAAACGACAGAAGATTGGTCGTCGCAAGAAGGTCGAGAGTGACTGGAAAAAGTACTACTCCTCGTCCGATCGAATCAAAGAGGAGATCGATGCATGTGGAGTAGATCTCTTCCAGCGCGACATCATCTCATTGCACGACACGCAGGGTCAAGTCAACTACTTTGAGGTCAAGTGGCAGTTCTTTTATGATGTGCTTGAGGCTCTTGATGATCAAGGAGAACGCTTGTTCTACAACGACAACATTGCGTCTCGTTACTTCGTGCCCAAGAGTCTCGAGCACTTGTATCACAAGAGCGATGAGACAAGACGCAAGATCAGTGATACTCACAAGAAGCTTGGAACTAAACCTCCAGCATATGAGCGATCTGACGAGCTGCGGGCACGCCTCAGCGCAGCAATGCAAGAGCGCCTAAGTCAAGACAATCCTCGCAGTGCGGAGAAGTGGACCTACCGGGTGCTCACAAAAGACGGGTTGCGGGAGATCCCGAATTTCAAGGGATGGTTCATCGAACAAGGGTTCACTGAGAAGAACCTCATCGCACTCCAGTCGTGGAGCAAGAAACAAAAGGATAGGTCGTTTGCTCCTCATGCAAAGGTCAAGAAGTCTGACCTCCACAAGAAATTCCATATGAAGCTTCTGGGGTACACAGACCCAGACGGCACATACCACGAGTGGGCTTAGGCAAAGAGGGAGGAGCCCGAAGGCCCCTCCCTGTGTCTTGCACTCTGCAGTGAGCCGTCAGAACGAGACGCTAGCACCGATCAGAGCACGAGACGACAGCTGCTCGCCGCGGCGACCAACGTCGCCGTAGCTGTATCCGACGAGCACGCTGACCGACTCGGTCAGCGCATACGTCAGTCGAGCCTGTGCATCGTTGAAGCGCAGGTCACTGACGCTCGATCCGACCAGCTGGTATGCCGAAGCACTGACCTCTGCCTTCCACGACTGTCCGAGACGTACATCTGCCCCGACCGTCGCATACAGGTCAGACGGAACTGCTGTCAGCGGATAGGCCGCTCGACCAAACACTCGGATGCTTTCGGTGAAGGCGTGTCCTGCCTCGAGCCGAACTTCGTTGTAGGCCTTGTCTCCAAATGCAGCGGTCGCATCCAGACGATTGATCGAAGTTTCGACATCGAAACGTCCAAGCTGGATTCCATATCCGATTCCGAAGTCCGACCGCAGGTTGAGCGAATCGGTGCTCAGGTCGGTCGTTGCGAGTTGGGTGGTCGCAAACACTCCATCAAAGATGAAGTCGTCGACGCGGAGAGCAAGGTCAAAGGAAGCTCCGTCGCGCACGACGGCTCCGCGGTCGACAAATGCGCTCTGAGCAGTCAACGATCCTGAAGAGGTGGTTGCGCCGGCTACCGATGCGACGAAAAGGGAAGCTGCTACAGCCAGCTTGGCGAAGGTGTTGAGGTGACTCATATTGTGTTGCTCCATGTTGACGTCGGAGATGATGTGTAGTGGATGCCCTCGCTCTCCGACCTGTGACGAGGGCCTGTGGGTTCATAGCGAGAAGTTTGCGAACGTGTCGGCTCCGAGGTCTTGTTTGATCGCAGATACCTCAGCCACAACAACTTGTTTGGTTGGGTTTGATCCACGGCGAATGTTGGGTAGGCGCACCATGGACCATCCAGCATTCATTCCCTTAGTTGGGGTAGGCCATCCTTTTCGAACCGCAGCCTGAAACGACGACCACGACAGTTGCCGGCCGGCAACAAAATCGGCAATCTCTAGCTTGCCGTACACAACATGCAGCGTTTGGTTATTCCAATCAATGAACAGGGTAGCACCAGTGTTTGGCTGCTTTACGCCCTTATGCAGGTCTGAAAACCTGCGCGAAAGTTCTTGGCGTTGCTGTTCAGACAGCACCCGCTTTGGTCTCGATCGCATGTGATCTGAAAGCCTCTTCCGGGTCGCGTCAGAATGGGTGCGGCCGGAATAAAATCCGCCCCGATCTTTCTGTAGCTGGCTCATACTGAGCCTGCGCGCCGCTGCCCGTTCCGCTCCATATCGCTCAACGTCCGTCTTACCTTTGTGGTTTGGTGGCCTAGCCTGATCACAAATGTTGGTGAGATCTGGCCTCATGTGCTTGATGTACATCTCTTCGAGATCGTATGCAAATGACTCATCCTCGATGTCGGCGGCGAGGATCGACACCAATGGCTCGAGGCCCATAGACCTGATCTTGTCAATCTTTGACTGCTTCTTGGGATTGCCGTCTACTCCTCCAGGCCGAAGATGATGCCAGGCTCGGCGACCTTTGCCCTTTCCAACATAGAACGGCTTGTTGTTCCTGGGGTCAACTAGAGCATACACGTAGAACATGTCAGATCCTCCTGGTGTCGTCTTATTTAGGATCTTACCTACCTCTCTATGGTACATGATGTATGCATGTTGGATTGTGTTCATCTCAACAAAGTTCGAGTATGCGTGGGACTTTGTGTTATCGATTAGTTCCATGGTGTGGTTGCACAGTGAGACGCAATGCAGCATACCATGCAGCATACCATTGCAATCTACGGCCACTCGATACCCCACTATGGGGTGCTCGGTGTTTAGCTCGAAGCACGCTGCAACAGGTAGCTCGTGTTCAGCACACACCCCGCGCACACAAGACTGGATCCCACCCACGGCCTGGGCGAACTCAAGCGTCTGATCCGCTGTAGCTTCAACTAGCAGCATGTCAGAACTCAAACCCTGCGAAGGTATCGGATGTCAGATCCTGTTTGATGTCCGACACTTGGTACGACTCGATCACCGTTTGTTGTGGAGCGACCTGGACGTCCGAACCTCCAATCCACTTCTCTGTCCATGGAAGCGGATTCGGGGTCGATCGTGGCGTGAATGTCGGAAGGCCCAGCGTTCGCATACGCTTTGCGGCAATCCAGTCGACATACTGGCACAGCATCTGCTCGTTCAGTCCGATGATGGAACCGTCACGGAACAGGTATCGAGCCCACTGCTTTTCTTGTTCGATGGCCAGGCGGAACATGTCGACGACATCTTGCTTCGTCTCTTCTTCGATCGTTCTGAAGTCTGGATCCTCCTCAGGAAGGATCGACAGCAGCTTCTGCGTTCCCGCGAGATGTAGGTTCTCGTCGCGAGCAATCAACTTGATGATGCTTCCGTTGCCGACCATCTGGCCTCGCTCTGCAAATGCCCACGAGCATGCGAACGACACATAGAATCGAATGCCCTCCAGCACATTGACGGAGTTCAATGCCATCCACAGCGCTTTCTTGTGTGCTCGGAGATCGACTTGCTGTCCAGCATCACATTGCGCGTTCAGCGCAATCAGTTCGTCGTATGCCGAACTGATGTCCTTTGCACAATCGACGATCTCCTGGATGTCGAGCATGCCGTCGAGCACCGACGAAGGGTCAGCATAGACGTTGCGAATGATGTGAGTGTAGCTGCGCGAGTGGATCACCTCCATTGCCGCCCACCACTGGACCCACGCCTCGAGCTCGGGAAGAGAGACGATAGGACCGAACGCCAACGAAGGCGCACGGCCCTGGACAGAGTCGAGCAGGATCTGGCGTTTGAGGTTCGATGTGAAGATGTGGCGTTCGTGATCGCTCAGACGCTTGAAGTCTCGACTGTCCCGAGTCAGCTCGACCTCCTGCGGTCTCCAGAAGTACCCGAGCTGGCGCTCAATCATCTTCTCGAAGAAGGGATAGCGGACTTTCTCGTAGCGAGCTACGTTCACTGGCTCGCCAAAGAAGCAGGTCCGCTCGTCATGTGCTGTCGTCTGCCCCAATGGAAATACGCCGGTCATAGCTTGCAGCTCTCGCAGAATTCGTCGTCGTTGCTGGGCGTCGATGCGTCGACTTCGACTTTGGTGATGTCTACTTCGCCGGCCTGATCATTGGTGTTGAAGTAGTACAGTTGCTTGTGTCCTAGCTTGTACGCAGTCAACAGGTCATATAGCAGCACAGACATCGGGATCTCGTCGTTCGCAAAAGCCTTCGGGTTGTACGAGGTGTTGATTGAGATGCCCTGGTCCATGAATACCTGAGCAACGCCCGTGACCTTCAGGTAGCCTGTGGGGCTCGGCATGTCCCAAAGCAAGTCGTACTTCTTGCGGAGCTGAGGATAGCCTGGAGCGACTTGTTTGACCACCATGTCCTTGTTCTTCTTGGAAGTCACAAAGGCGCGGACGGGCTCGAAGCCGTTGGTGTGATTGGCAATCAGCGCCGACGTCTCGCACGGCATGCCGGCCATTAGTGTGGCGTTGCGAATGCCGACAACCCTGGCCCGATCCATCAAGGCTGCCCATCGGTCCACGTCGATTGCGGGACGGACTACGTCGAGCAATTCGGGTGCTGCCGTCTGCCACGGCGCGATCCCATCGGCATACTTGAGGTTCTTCCATCCCTCGCAAGGACCTCGCTCCTCGGCGAGGTCCACGGACGCCTCGATCAACGCAAACGACCAGGCGTCCATCCACGACGCGATGCGGAGCAAGTCGTCCTCGGATGGATTGCTGTAGGACATGCCCCACCAAGCCATCCAATGGGCGACGTCTGTCAGACCGATACCTAGCGGACGATACAGACGCGTCGACGTCTCTGCGGCCTTCACCGGATACGACTGATACGAAAGGATGTTATCGAGGAATCGCACGAGTAGACGCGCATCCGATCTCAACCTCTCGTCGGAAGGTCCGGCGTACTGAGAGAACGCCTGCGCTGCCAGCGTACACAGAGCAATCTGGCCGTTCGGATCATTGATGTCGTCGAGCGGCACGGTCGGAAGATTGATCTCCACGCAGTTGTGGACTAGAATACCATTGGCATAAAAGTTGTGATTGTGCTCAACAGTGAGGTCGAATACCTCCTCCGTATCCGCCAGTCTTTCAATTATGATCATGTTGATTGAAGTCCTTGTTGTATCGTTGAGATAGAATTAGCAACATGGCATTGCGGGCTTGTTGGCGTTGAGAGGGATTGCGGTAGTACTTGTTAAGCGGCATGCCGGTTACCTCTGAAAGTTGTTGGTAAAACCATTCATATCCGTTGCCGCCAAATCGAAACACGCCGGGTCCCCTCGACACATGCTTGGGGAGAGGCAACCCAAACCTAGCACGCAGCATACCATGACCAGGAACAAACCCCAACTCCATCACCGCCGGAATACACATCTGGATGAGATCTGTGTCCGAGTACCCGTTGTAGTTTTTGTTGCTGCTCCCCTTGGACCGTCCAACAAACTTTTGGCGCCACTCAGAAACTTTGTGGGCGGGGACCACCCACCCACCCGTTCCTCCAGCTGTAGAGTTGTACCCCTTCGAAAATTCGCAACAGCCCAGAAGCGCAATCAACTCCACTTCTCTTTGTTTCGCCGATGCTACGTCGTTGTGGTAGCTGTCGATCTCCCATACAAAAGCATCGGGCCCATGTTTTCTGAGGGCTTTATGGAACCTTAAAGTGGACCCAGTTCTGGCAGATGCGTGGTGGCTCTTAATGCGAGCCTCCAAGGGTCTCGTTGATTGCCCTACGTATGTTTTGCCGTTGATTCTGTTTGTGGACGTGTAAACGATGGTTGGCATTGGTAGTCTCATTTGGATCTTATAGATATTTAGCTACCCACATCAGTCACTAGCTCGTCCGATGCTTCCAAGTCCCCTGCACGTACCCATCCGCGGTTCCGTGTGTACACCTTATGATCTGGCGTGCACACAACAGATGCACCTGTGGCCTCATCCGTAATACGCAACACCTCAGCAGAGGGGCTCGTTTTGGCCCACATCACGATGTTTTTGAATTCGTCTAGCCCCGTAGCGAGGTTTCGACTCTTTACTTTGGTACCATTTGCGAATACGTCATACGCCAGATCTTGAATGGCAATATCTTCTACCTGTCCATCTGCCCTTTGGATGGTTACCACGGTGTCGCCACCCACGCAGAGATTCGACTGGCGAATTGGTGCGATATCGGCCTTGAACGGCGAGTGGTCGTTTGCGTGGTCGACGTGCTGGATGTAGATTCGCCCTGTGTCTTTGCGCTCTCCCATTAGCTTCGCAAACAGTTCCTGTGCGGGGACGACCTTCTTTCGGATGCTCTTGTTCTTCTCGGCTGCCTCGTACAACGCCTTGAACTTCTCCTGATCTGCGAAGAACGCCTCATACAGTCCCGGAACATCTTTGGGCGAAAACAGAGTGATCGAGCCGGCGGAGATTAGACGCTGATAGAGCAGCTTGTTCAGTTGTACGCCGTAGTCCATGTGGCGAACGCGGGATTCCTCTGTGCCCTTGTTGTTCTTGAGCACGATCAGGTCTTCGATCTCGATGTGCCACAGCGGGAAGAACGCCGTCGCCGAGCCCTTGCGAACACCGCCCTGCGAGCAGGAAGCGACTGCGGAGTAGAAGTGCTTGATGAATGGGATGATGCCTGTGTGCGTCGCGTCGCCATTTCGGATGGCAGATCCGACTCCGCGAATGCGTCCGACGCCGACTCCGATCCCCGCCTTCTGCGATACGTACTTGACAATGGCAGCTGCCGTCGCGTTGATGGAATCGAGGCTGTCGTCGGCTTCGACCAGCACGCAGCTCGAGAACTGGCGCTGTGGCGTACGTAGTCCCGCCATGATGGGCGTAGGCAAAGAGAAGCGGCGAGTGGCCTCGTAGAAGGCCTTGACGAGGCCTAGTCGGACAGAGGCGGGCTCGGCCATGAACCCCGTCATCGCCATCACCATGTACGCCATCGACGGAGACTCGAGGATCTGACCAGTGTAGCGGTTGCGAACGAGGTACTTGGTTCGCCATTGCTCCATCGAGGCGTAGGTGAACTCCTCGTCGCGGCCATGCTCGATCGCCCGATCGAGCTCGATCATCTCTTCGGTCGTGTAGGACTCGAGGATGGCAGGATCGTAGAACCCCGCGGCGGTGACTTTCCTGATGTGCTCCTCGAGCGTCGACGGTTCGTAACCGCCGTACACTTCCTTGCGGACAGCATACGTGACGAGTCGTCCTGCGACATATTGGTAGTTGGGAGTCTCTTCGGAAATCATGTCGTGCGCTGCACGAATCAGAGTCTCCTGGATCGATTTGCTGCTGATCTTGTCGTGGAGGTGCAGTTGCGATCGCAGCTCGAGCTCGCTCGCCGAAACCTTTGCTAGTCCATCGCATGCAAACTCAACCACCTTGTGGATCTTGTCGATGTCGAGTGGCTCGACAGTGCCGGCTCTTTTGGTCACTCGAATTGTGGAGGGCGATTGTGCAATCATTCGTGAGGATCCCGTTCGCAAAGATTGATGAGGGCCCTATGTAGGCCCATGGCATACCGCGTCAGCATCGCCGCCAGGCGGCAAAGGCTATGCGTGCTGCGAGCGAATGTCTGACCGAATCGAGCATGATAGAACGAACCTCGTCGATAGTCAAGCCGCCCATCACCATGCTGTTGATGTCCTTGTGGTTTCCGATGCTGTTAGGCCAAATGACTACTCTATGACCGTCAGAGATAGCCGTCAACAGAGCCTCGACGATGTCCGGATTGCGGGGTTCGTTGTCGAACACAAAGATGGCTCTATCGGCAGGAACAATGCCCGATGTGATCGCCCTCGAATGGCCTACGCCCATAGACGCCACCGAATTGGCAACAAACAGCGAGTCGATCGGACCCTCGACGATGAACACATCCTTCGAGATGTCAATGCGATCGGCGCCGAACACTCTCGGCACTTCGTCGTCGAAGATCTTGTTGAGGTACTTGATGCAACCCGGTGGCGCAGATGGCATGGATCTACCTGTGACGCCGAACACTCGGCCATCTCGATCGACGAGCGGTAGGACGAGTCTAGGCCCGTCATTCTCCGACTTGAACGAGCCGACGTCGATGTGCGTACGAACCCATCGCTTGAAGTTGTCGGTCGCATACAGCCTATGATGCTCGCTCTTGGGAATCAGTCGACTGTCGACATAGCGTCGCACCTCATGGTCGACAGGAAGTCGACTGATCTTTGTGATCCCCGGCCTTGACGCGAAGAATGCCTCCGTGCGAGACTTGGAAAATCGCGACATGTCCGTCTTGAACGTCTGCCTGTATCGAGCGGCTTCAATGACCTCTGTCGACTTCGGCGGATCGACTGGCCTCGTGCTGCCGTACTCGCGGATCCGGTCAATCACATACTCGGAGTGCAGAGTGGGATCGAGGTTCTTGAGGGAGACGCCGAACGGTGCCGCATATCCGCAGTTGTGGCAGATCATCATCAATCGATCTCGCTTCAGAGATTCGATGAAGAAGCCTCTTCGCTTGTTGACATTGGTCTTCGAGTCCCCGCAGTGAGGACATCTGAAGTTTGCCCTGAAGGGGTTTCGAGTCTGCACATGAAAGCCTTCCAAGAGCCGCGAGCCGACTACTTCGGCGTGGCGAACGTCAATCCATAGCGAGTTCATTGTGTAGTTTTGTGGAGCCGCTTGGCGGCCCATCATTCTCTGGGCGACATCCAGACTATACTAGCAGGCGCCGCGACGAATCAACGACTCTCGGCAACGACCCGGTTGTGCTCGTCGATCGACGTCCGATAGAAGTCAATCAGATTGCGCTGTTTCTCGACGAATCCCGCAGCGCCTGAGATGTTGTTCATTAGCCGTTCGAAGTCGGCTGGGGAAAGGACGTACCACACGTCGCCGCCGCTACGCCAAACTTTCCACTGCACATCGTCGATTGCAGGAGGCGTAGGTGCGGCTGGATGCACAATCGGAATCGTCGGGATAGGCCGAGGCATGGGCGGCGTCGTTGTCGCGCATCCAGTCGCGATGGACACCGCAAAAACTGCGGCAGCAAATCGCTTAATGGCTCTCATTGGGGTCCTTCGCCGTCATAGACGCTCGAAGAGCATCAAAGGTAGAATCCGACAGAGCATTGACAGCAATCTCTGCTTCGGCCACAGGCACCACAGGGTCGGCAGCAGCAGCAATGACCCGCGTTGTCTGTCTGCGCCTATCGACGAC